GCAGTTTGATCCATATAGTCACCAAGACCAACACCAAGACCAGTACGTAAAGCAGTAGCTCCCCAATCTGTTTCTTCTTGACCAAGAATTTGCTTGTTGATATTCTGTCTGAACTGATCATCAGCAAAGGACATCAACCCTACTTCAGTAGCTGAGCCTATCGCTGCTGTTTTTGCTAGGTCACTAGTAAACGTACCTAAGGCTTTCTTAATGAAGTTCTGTTTAATTTGGTTCTTAACAGCTTCTTTAGCTACTTTACTTCCAGCTGTACGTAAACCTGCGGTAAAGACACCACCAAGGTTGACAAGATTTGTGGGGTCTAGTAATATAGCAGGAGTAACATCCGTGAAAAACTTACCCCATTCTGACCCCTCATCCGCATAGAAAGGTGCAACACGTTCCCAAGTGTCCCACATAACAGCCATGTTCTGCTTATCCGTCTCGTCGAAGAAGTCTCCTTGGAGTTTGAAAGCAAGGTCTCCCAACGCCGGTAGATTCCAATCATACCAGCGCATTTGGCTATAGTAGTCATCTATAAGTTCATCATCAGCCCCTATGAACTCCTGTCCTTTAAGACGCTTGTAGACACTTTTGTACGACTCAAGGAACTCTTTGTTGTTTACAAGGTCAGCACGATGGAGGTTTTGTGCTGCTTCTACACGATCATCAAGAACTCCGGCATCTTCAAGGCGATTTGCTAGGGTATCTATCTGATCGCCTGTAAGTAAATTAGTGCTACTATACTTAAAACCACCAAAGTCATAAGTATATTTTGAAGTCTCTGCCATATTGATCTGTCTTTATTGTATCTTAACTGTTCTTCCCCTACTTGTCGTATGCGTAGTTTGTTCGTTTTCCGCTTTGTTAGGATCAGGAGTTTTTGTTTCAGCCGGTTTATTTATTTCTGCCCATCTTTTTGCTTGGTCTCTTGTCATAGAGGTAAAAGGAACAAGAGTTCCGTCTGGGCGTTGAAACTCTTTTCTCATCTCGTCGTTTACTTCTCCTCTAGTGTATTTTATAAGAGCATCTTGAAATGCAATTTCATCTGCCTGTTTAGCTATACCAGACAAAAGCCAAGAGTCTATCTGTAAGTTTTGAAAACCAGCTATAGACTTAACAATAGGTATGTTTATTAACCCGTTACCTGTTATCGCATAGTCAGTTCTCTCTCGAAAGAAAGCCACGGTCTGAGCATCATACTTCAATAGCTCTCTGCTTCGGATTGTTTCCCATCCTTCTTTCAGTTTACCAGAAGGATCTACCAACTTTCTAACAAGAGCCTGAGCTATATCCTCTTTTTCTTCGATGCTCATTACAGAATTAGCAGATTGTCTTCCTTGAATAGCTCTGGCGGCCGCATATTTCATCTCAGACGGAGACATCATACCGCCCAAACCAGCAGCAGAAATCGCCCGTGTAGGGTTTTTTACAATCTCTAGTAAATCAACCATAGACGCTGAGCCTAACGTAGTATTAAAATAATCAGAAGTAAGAGCGTTCTTTTGTTGCTCACGAAGGTTGTATTTTGCTACAGTCCTTTTAACCTCTATATCGGCTATCTGTAGACGATACTCGTTCATGCCCTGCTCGTTCCACTTTCCAGTACTAGAAAGAGAACCTGTTCCAGCTGTAAGATTGTTCGCTATTTTGTCTAACTCATCTAAAGTTAAGTCAGAGGATTTTAACACGTCTATCATTAACTCAGTAGCATCAAACAGAGTAGAACCAGCGTTGTATGCTGTATCAAATGAGTCTTTTATTACATCAAGATTACCTGTCCCGACCGCAGCAGCTAGGTTTGCGCGGGTAACATCAACAAGACGGCTCTCGTTCAAAGCATTAACCCTAGCGTTATAGTTATTTACTTGACCGCTTAAATACCCGTCTAGTGTTTGTCCAACCTTTGTTGAAAATCCCTCCATACTAAGGAAAGGGTTCTCTTCCATACGTTTCTGCGTCTCTTCTGAATACATAGAACGCAGAGTAGTCTGATAGTCTACTGGACTCAGCCTAGACAAAGCTGCTAGATTTTCTTGCCTTCTTTTCTCTACCCTTGCGGCGATCACAGCCCCTTCCTGTACGGATAAAGCACTAGCCGCAGCAATCTGTTGACGCACTGTCATACCTGCGGCTGTCTTTTGTAAGAAGTCTTTGTCTTCTTTATTAAGACCGTCTTTCTTTGCTGCTCTTTGACTATACTCTTCAGTAAAAGTATGGACTTCCCTTTCGTCTTTAACTTCGTTATATGCCTTTAGCTCTCGCTGAATAGAACCACTAATAGAGGTAATAAAATTAGACATCTCATCAGCCTTTGCTGAGATAGCTCTCTTCTCTCCTTCTCTGCTAGCAGGACGAGTATATACATCAACCATAGGAACCTTTTCAGATTCCCTAGCAAAAGGTGTTTGGAGCCTACCGACAGCTACTCGGCTATTATCAGAACCCCTTAACGCTTTCTTTAGTGCGTTGAGACTTGTTGCTTCAGCCATAGTTTAAAATCCTACAAATTGTTTACTAGATGTTCCAGCAGAAGAATCAAAACTAGAAATAGCACCTTCTGCTCCGGCAAGCCACAGACTTTTCGTAGCAGCTACACCACGATCAACACTATTAATACGACTAATAGCTTCTGCGTCTAGTCCTCTAGATTTCAAAAGATTATCAAACTGCATATCTTTGACTTGATCGCTGAACTTGGTGTTCTGTCGATATAGCGCAGTTCTTGGATCTTGAATCAAAAGCTCTGTAGTCTGACCACCAACACCTGCTTCTGCCGCCGCTACCTTAGTAGACTCACTGGTCTCAAGAGCTTTAACAGCTGCATCCATCTTCTGTCCAGCAATCTGCTCAATATCTCTACGCAGTTGTAGAGTAGATTGAGATTGTTTAAGGTTTCTGGCAGTGATAGCACTTTCTCTATTTTCCCTATACTGCTGCTCTTGTATAGCCGCTCTAGTTTTTTCAGCATTATTCTGCTGAAAAGTAGATGCAATAGACAAAGCAGCGCCGCCTACCATACCCATATGCTTATTTCCTTATTCTTACAAATTCTAAAAACGGTTTAGGGTTCACCCCATAGTTTTCTATCCTTTTGATAAAGGTAAACCCTAAAAACTTCAACCAATCTATTGATACCTTATAGTCAGCATCAACACAGTTGGTCAAGACTGGATAGACTTCGTTTACTTTTTCTATCCATTCCCTACTGCCCCTGAGAAACTCAAGCCTCACCTTGGGAAGATGGACAGAGCTTAGGAACCAAGGCGTAGCCTCTACGTCACTCAGGGGAGCAACACCATAGATACCACCGATTTCATCATCAGCGGTCATAATAGTTTCGCAAAAATCAGAGACGAGGATAGATTGCATAAGCCCCTTTAAAAGTTCTCCGTGGGAGGCTATTATTTCAACCTTATCCTCTTCTCTAATTATGTTAACGAATTCTTTAATATGATCCACAGTTGTAGGGACGACATATCCAGACTTAGCGTTCTTCTCTATATACTTGTGGTATGTCATACACGTTGTGATCTGAGTACATAGTCAGCTTCTACGTCAACACCTTGGAAGACGCAAGGAAAATGACTATCGTTTTCTAATTCAATCGCTACACTAGCTGCTTTAGATAATACAGTTATTCTAAACAGTCCTGTCTCAGTAGGAGTAGAATCTATAGCATTAGATAGAAGTCCTACAATACGTCCTGTAAACTCCTTGTCATAGCTAAGAAACCCCTCACCACTAGCCAGCCTCTTAAGAGGAATGACTTTAGATTTGAAGTACGCTGTATCGCTATAGTAGACAGAGTAGTTTTTAAGTCGTAATGATCCAGACAATACTGGTTGATTGTTATTCTTAACAAAGGGCTGACTGAAGCGATACCTAAACGTATATGGTATACCACCAAAGACAACATACCCCTTATTAAGATTGTATTCAATCATGTCTTCTGTAATAACCTCTCCTCTAGAAGAGACATAGATAAGTCTTTCATCTTCATAAGGAGCTTCCCACTCTGTATCAGTAATAAGGAAACGCCTATCAAGGTGAACAGAAAAGGTATCTGTATAAACCTTAGCATCATCTTCAGTAAGCAGTATTTTTTCTAGATAGAGTTCATCACCATACTTAACAAGTAGGCTTAGTTCACTTTTATTAAACTCACTGTTAAGCACATCACCACCAAATGTCCATTTACTCCAAGAACTTTGTACCTTCTCCGAACCAGCCCAATAGAAACGGTACACATAAATAGAAGAAAGATCTCCTTCACTCTGGACTACAAGCATATTATCGTTACTTGAGGCCTGAATGTTATACACTTCTCCATCAATGTAAGCAGGAACATGAGATGTTACCTCAATAGCGTCGTTACCGTCTGTATCGGTCTCAATAAAGTACTCCCACATAGATCCAAACTCACCACGCCTCGAAGCAAAATAAACAAACTTACCAATAGCCTGGGGTTTTGCTTTAAGACTAGCCTCAAACTCTGTAGTGTTGGCTATGTTGATTGTTTCGGGAGTAAGAATAGTATCGCTTGTTACCTTGAACTGAGTAAGCTCAGAGAAAAGAAGCAGACTATCTGAGAACGGTACGGCGTGTTTAAGAAGACTAACTTTGTTTGAGGATACTGCAACATCAATAGGGTCACTATCGACAATTGTTAGTGTTGTCTTCCTGAAGAAGTCATATGCTTCATAGCTATTAGTTCTACTGAAGATGACGTTCTCATCGCAAAGGAATCCTAAACGATCCTTATAGAAAAATATATCTGAAAGCGTATATTCTATGAAAGACGGTACTGGGTTTGTAACATCATCTCCTGCTTTCTTCTCAGCCCATGTGGATTCTTCTAAATGAAACTCACCGTATTCGTCTTTCCTAAGAGTCATAGGAAGGGTTGTCGCATCCAGTTTATACAATGTATCCGGTGCTAAACATTCCTCCCAAATGTCTCCAATGAACTGAATCCAATAGTCATCCTGCCCCTTCTCGTTGTCTCCACTAATCATGATACGGAAACCCTCAGGAGCCATTGGAGGGAGCTTTTGGAAACTTGCTGTTTTATCCTTGTAGGGTTTTACGTGTTCCCCACCAAAGGAATCATTAACAGCTATATAGAAATCTGTTTCGTCTTCATTAGTGTTGTAGAAATAGATAACACTTCCTTCCAAAGAAACTCCCATGTTAGAGGGAAGACCAGCAGAACTGTGTGAGTAGCCTTCAAAATAAGTACTCTCTGAAAAAGAACCCCTAAAGAAATCATAGAAGTGTTGCGCAATCACATCAGTGCTAGCACCTTGTTCAGCAGTATGTACCGCAGATGTTGAGTCTTGAGTAGCTGATTTAGTCTTAAAGGCTAGATAGTACGATTGAGATCCCTTTTCAATAGTGATAGCAAAGGTAGAGCTATAATCAATATCTTTAATGTAGACTATACCGTCTGGATACCTAACCGGAGATTTCTCTTCAGACATATATACATATACATCTTTATTGAGAATGTAGTTGTAATCAGCAATAGAAACAGAAGCTAGCTGTTCTTTCGGATTGTACATCCCATCAATATAATCCTGAGCGGCTGTACTCTCAATCGTTACCGTCTTTTCTTCACCATACTGATCAAATACTTTTATAACTCCTACACCTTCATTATCATAGATAACAATATAGTACACTTCTTTCTCATCCCTACGAGCTGTATGAATAAAAGCGTTCTCTAAGTTAGGTATCTCAGCAAGAAAAGCTATGTTCCTTGTACAAGGACGCTTTGAGAGTCCGTCTACAACAGAAGACAAACCATTTTCCTGAGCCTCTCCCTGTGTAGGAAGCCTATAAGCAGGAGGCTGTTGACTAACTCCATTCACTAAGTTAGGAATAGATTGACTAATTAGAGCCATAGTATGTTCCTCTGTTTCTATCTATTACCCTGTATACCGAGTAGTTGTCAAAGATGTTACTGTCTTCTCCCATCTCATCAAATTCTTTGAGAAGCATAAGAGATTCTCTCTCATCAATAAGAACAAAGTCATGAAGAGTGCCACTACCTACAACCCTGTCTTGGTTCTTTCGTGCAGCCTTATCAATGATATACCTTTTCGCTGGCTCAGGGAGTTCATCCCAATCCAACTGAACTACAACATCAAGGACTACATCTTCATTGATCTTATAGGTATGATTAACTCTGTCATACATACGTAGACCACGTTGAACAAGATCTCTTGAGTCGGTTAAAAGGGTAGCATCAACACGAAGGATGTTAGTAGGGAGAACAATCTCACCAGAGATGGTCTGTGCAAAGGTTTTGCTAGGCTCTGTATTGAAATGCCAGCCCTTACTTTGAACAGCTTTGTCTACTTCAGACAAGATGTTATCAGCAAGAACAGCTTCCAGATAACCACTGTCAAGAGTATTAACAGGAGATTCTCCAATAGCGGCAAGGATTTGATTAATAGCCTCCAAACGAGTTGTGCTTGCCATTTATCTGTTACGTTTAAAAATGGAAAAAAAGGGAGCCATATTTGTAGTATGACTCCCTAAAGAAAGTTCTATAAAGAACTTAAAACAAACCGAGGTTACTCCTCGTCAATCGCTTCCATCAGAGCGATGGCACAAGCAGGACGGAGGATGTTAACACCCTGAGCAAGCTTAGCAACCATCAGCGTACCCTGACGTTGGATCTGGTACTCGCTCTCAACACCAAGGTCGAGGAGCTTAACAAGAGCAACAGCATCAGGAGTGAAGACGAAGCCACGGATCTGATTGGCAGTATCAAGGTAAGCAGCCGGAATGTCATAAGCGGCATTACGTCCAGACTCACCAGAAAGCGGAACCTGACCAGAGGT